TATCTGCTGCTAATGCAATTGTTTCATTATAAGATGCTCCATATGATTTTGATAATTCATTTGCTGTAGCTGAAACTTCTCTTCTAATCTTGCCTAACTCAACTGCAGAAGTTTGTGCAACTCCACCATAAACTTTTGTAAGTCTAACTAATTGTTCATCTGCAACTTTAAATGCATCTGCTGCTGCTTTTCCAAATGCGGCAATTGGTACGGTAAGTCCAACAGTTAACTGACGTCCAGCCCACTGAGTATTTTTACCCCAATTAATTAACTGCACTCCACCGTCTTGAATTACCTTATTCATGATTTGCATTTCTTGCTTAAGCAGTGCAGCTTTATTCTTAGTTGCGTCCAGTCCTCTTGGAACCTGTACGTTAAATTGCATTAACCCTTCAGCATTTCTGCCTAATGGTTGTAGTATTGCATTTTGTAATTGAACTTGTTGTTTTGCTAAATCTCTAATTAAACCGCCTGCGGTTTTTGAATGATTTTGCCATGTGCCATAATAATCTTTTAATTTAAGTTTTCCAGTATCTAAATTTTTACCAAATTTTTCTACATCTGAGGAAAGGCTTACAAAGTGTGTTGAGAATTGTCCAGTACTTCTTAATGTTGATGCAAAGTTTTGCTGGATTTTTGCTGCCTGCAAAGCAAGGGCTTTATCTGTAGTTGTAAGAGTTTGTTTTAATTGGGCAAGATTAGTAGTAACCTTATTGACATTTGCAATAAGATCTGAAAAGTCAGCATTAGCGACTATATTTGTGACTATGTTTTCATCAGCCATTTATATATGCTACCCCTTTTCGTATCCTAATCCCGCTCCAATTCCAAAGCCCGCACTTGATGCTAATTGCCCTTGTAGTGAAACTATATCGTCACCACTAGCATTTATACCAAGCGCACGTCTTTGTACATCTTCGAAGGAAGGACCCTCTTGTTCTTCACCATCTTTTCCTAAGTCTACACCTTGGATAGATGCTAAAAATCTTCTTTTTTCTGATTCAACTTTTTGTATTGATTTTAAAGTTTGAATCAGTTCTGGCATTGAAAGATTATCTTCTAGTTCTTCGTAATTCTTCCAGTGTCCTAAAAGAAAAACTTCACCCTCTAAAGCGGCTAAATTTAGTTCTGACCAGCCAGAACCGCTGCCGCTAGAAGGTTTGGGTCGTCCATCTTAATCCCACCGCATACTTCAAGGATACGATTGATTGTGGGTACGTCTAATGCATCTTCTAATGCATCTCTATCTGCTACCAATTCTGGTAACTGCTTTTCTAGTGCAACTGCACATGCATCAATAAGGATATCTAATGTCTCATCTTCTGATTTTGTTTCTGCGGTTTTGCTAATTGCCGCCATAAACTTTCTTAGCTCTTTAATTGTAAGGGGCTTTAATTTTACCTTAGCCCCGTTTTGTAATTCAATTTCTTCTACGTCGTAGATTGTAGTAGCCAATTTATCCTCCTAGGATTGTCTTAATTATTATAACAAAACACGCTTATTAATACAAGCAGAAAACCCCCAAATTAATGGGGGTTTCCGACAATCTAAATAAATTTAGATATTATGAGTAAACTCGGTCAATAATCTTACCGTACTCTGAACCAGCGTATGCTGATTCTGGGAGTAGACGGAATGTTACTGGGAATGTTGTTGGAGTATTACGTGCCAACGAGAATTGTGACTGTTGTACAGAAAGAACACGACGTGCATAATATACACGCTCATTCTTTGTGTAAGATGTCACTGCATAATCTGGAGCTGGACCAACAGCTACGAGCTGACGCTCTACTGGTGCTGATAAAAGTGCTCCTGCTGCAAGACCTAATTGCTTAGGTGTTGTAGATGTTGGATCTGCAGACGTTAGTGTCTCATCTCCTGTTACTGTTGTTACTGATCCACCTGAAATTGTTCCTGGCTGTCCAAAAACTGCAAGTACGTTCTCAAGAACGCCTTCTGCCATTTCTGTTGCAATCATAACTTCCATTGACTCCTTAAATAGCTTTGCGCTATCTAGAAGTTGATCTACTGTTACATTTCCATAAGTTGGGTTGTATGTAATCTGAAGACCGTTGTTTGTGTACCCGACATTCTTCCACTTAGTTGTTGCTGCATCTAAAGTTGTAGTATAAGATGCTGATGAAGAAAATGCTGCTTTATTTGAACCCGCTGTTGGGTCTAAAGAAGAATCTCCTGTTGTAGCAACGCTAAGGAACAATGGTGATGCACCAACGATAATATTCTTTGCGTTATTTGGCGCTGAAATTGCCATATGTTTTACCTCCTGTTATTTCAAAATCATAAATAAATCTATCAAAAGCTGGCTAGGCTGTCTTTCCTCTTGGTACAATAATAGGCCTTTTTGGGTAAAAAGGCAAACTAAATAAACCTGCCGTTTGCCCCTGCTGCTCTTGAGTATTTAATTTCTAGAACAATATCTGCTGAAAGGAATCCTTCCATTTCTTCAGATGGCTCTGTTGGGGAAATGTCTGCTATAAAGATACTATAGAATTGAAATTTATCTGATAGGTCTACCCAATTATTTACATCTCTGGCTGACTCATCTACTCTTCTAAATTCATCTGTCATAAAGTTTCTAATCTCATTTATCTCAGAAACATCTGTTGAGTATATGGTAAATAGGATTTGCTCACAACATATAGCCCATAGATCTTCATAGGACATTCCTATCTTATCGTAGACTATATGCTTCTTGCCGCTCAAGAATTGATTTAATTCCGCCACCTGTTGGACGGGAATAATAGGAACTGTAATATCTCCTATATTCTCACTATAGTAATCATCCTCATTAAATATATCTGTATCCTTTAATCGCTTCCAAATATACTTGCGTAATTCTAGCATTGCGTCTAATTTATAATTAACCATTATGCACCTCCAAATGCTGAAGTTAGAGCAAAGTTTGCTTGGGCTCTAACTGTATTTGCAGAAAATGAATATTTAACTCTTTTAATATCAATTGGAACTTTTAATGCTTTACTAATTGAACTATTAAACATTTTTTGAAATCCTGATTTTTTAATTGATACGTTAACTAAATTGCCTGTAAAGAATTGTTTGTATGCCATCTTGAAGGAGTCTTTTACTCTAGTCCCTCCAGGCTTTGTAACGGTCACTGCAGCCCCTTTGGGCATAAATACGGTATAACCATTAACCTCAAAAACAAGTCGCTCTGCGGACCTTGGGCGGATTACTATGGGTATACCAGATTCCATTACTGCAGCTTTATTTGCAAACACATGTCTATGCTTGCCTTTGCCTGTTGGAACTAATGATTTAGATAATTTAAAATCATATCCTATTTTAAATGATAGTCCATCCTGTGATAACTTTTTTATTTGAAATAATCTTGATTCTGGATTTCCAGTCTTCTTCCATTCATAAACATGGTGAAATGCAACTGGAGCTGTTCTTGCCTTAGCATCTATATATGCGCCAAAGTCTTCATTAATTTGATTATATATCATTGTATTAAATTTAGTTTGAAAGTTTTTATTAGAAGTTAGTTTTGCCATAACTTGGGCTTGATAATATACAGTAGCAGAAATTTGAGCAACAGTTGAGTCTTTTAGTATAGAGGTGTTTAATCCAGTCATTAGTGATTCTAATCCGCTGGCTACTGATACTAATGCTGCACTAGATTCCAATTACTTGGTTCTCCGATCTTTTAGCTGTTGTGCTATGTCCAATAACTGTTCCAAATGGATCAAGTATCGGCGTGACACCAATAACCTCAAATACGGTTGGGGACTCGGAAGGATAGTTTAATTCTTTCCAAATATAGTTATTGTTCTTGTCTCTAATTGCTGTAATCTTATGTCTTATGTTTAATTTCTCTATAGTTCTAATTTGTATCATTTGTTCATTAGTATACTTATTAGTCATAACTTGTCTATCCCCGCCTCTTGATGTAGCAGAGTTGCTAATTATTCCTTTAGCACTACAGTTTAAAGTAGTTCTATATTGAAATTCTTTTATCATAGCGCCAGTATCTGGATCTTGTGTATCTGCTTGGACATAAACGTCCAGCAGCATTGGTAATACTGATGATATGATATCCATTTTAGAATGCTACCATGCCATTAATTACATATGGAGTTAATAGCTGATCTGCATAAAGATTTCCAGTTCCTCTATGTGCATCTTCCATATAGTCAAATTTCCAGTCAAATGTGCTGATACTCTTAACGTATTTGTTTCTCCAAGCAGTGTCCTTATCAAAGAACTGCTGAATTAAAATAATGCATGCTTCTTCTACGTTATCTGGAACTGAAGACCAACCAAATCGGCCTGCAACGGAATATCTAAAATCTTTTTTAAATGCTCCTGCAAATCCTCTATCATTAATTGACGGTGGAATTAAACCATTAGCTGTATAAGTTACATTATCCATTAAGTCTTGTCTGTTTACTCTAATACCAAAATTAGATTCAGATATAATTGGATTATACACCCAGTTACTGACATCATTAATATTATCTACTAAAAGAACGTCATTCTCATACACTTCATGTATTTCATATATTCTAAATGGAAGAGGCAGAATATCCGATCCATGCCCATAAAGAATTTGAGTATCATCATATAGATAGAAGAACTGTGCAGTAAATGATTCAATCAGTTTACGTGCATACTTTTCTGCCATTTGTAATTCATGATATGTCTTATAGTTTGGATCACTGACGTCTGTACCTATATTTAAATCTTCAATAACTTCAGCTAAGTTTGCATATGGGGTTACAACATCTGTATATGTAGTATGTGACCCAGCAGAACCAGAAACGGTATAAGACCAAACAATCTTAAACTTTCTATTTCTGCGACAGAATGATATTGGCAAAACAATTTCATACGTTCCAGCATCTGACTCTAGCTTTGTTGCAGTTATTGTTGTTTGTACTGTTCCTGGTGGGACGGTTGGATTAATTGTCGCATCTTCTGTAATATCATATAGTGTTGCAACTACGCTTCCATCGGCATCAACAATTTCTCCGCCCCAAAAGATTTTTGTCTTAATTGGTGAAGTTTGATCAATATATATCTCTGCCATTATTTACGTTCTAGATTAGCTATAGAAGTCTTGTGCTTCCTTTGGTGTAGCTGGTCTAAAACCCTCCTCTTTATCAAAGATCGCTTGTGCTTTGTCTGAAGACATTGCTACAAATGGGTGCTCTTTGGTGAATGTTTGTCCCATAATATCATAACGGAAGTTTGCTCTAGTCATTCTAACAAGAACCATATCTTCTGTAAGCTTTTGGTTCTTATCAAATCTAGGAAGAATTTCTATTTCTTCCGCCTCTTCTTCAATCTTCTTAATTGTTTGTTCGTATACTGCCCAGGTTACGCCTTCTTCTGATAGGGCTGCAATAATATCGTTTTTGTTTTTTAGGCTAGTTGTTTCAACTGCAAAGTCCTCTGCAATTTTCTTTAGTTCTGCTACCTTTAGGGTGTCAAATGACATCTTATATTCTCCTTTTTCTAGGTCAATTAATTATAGCATTAGTAAATTAAAATGAAAAGCCCCCAAAATTAATTGGGGGCCTCTCTTGCGGATTTAATCCTAAATTATGAAGCGATCTTTACGTTCTTCACAACAACCCAAGCATCTGCTTGTTCGATCTGGACGCCAACACGAGTATACATTGTGTACTCAATTGAGTCCTTACGTGGCCAGAAGAAACGGTAAACAGTTACATCACGCTTGATTCC